GAGCAACAATAACTATACCTTCTGGTAAAACTAAAGTTATTTATTCGGATGGTGCAGGTTCAGGTGGAGCAATGGTTGATGCTTTTGCCTCTTTAAATTTACAAACAAGTGGCATTATAGAAACATCTGCTTCAATACAAACAGCTCTTATAGAATATACAGATGGCGATGATGCTATGACAATAGCAGATGGCGGTGGCGTTACCTTTGCACAAACAGCTACTTTTAGTGGTGATATAGATTTAGCTGGCTCTATAGACGTAGACGGAACTACTAACCTTGATGTCGTGGACATTGATGGTGCTGTGGATATGGCTTCTACTTTGACAGTAGCAGGTAATGTCTCAATAAATGGTGGAACAATTAAACTTGATGGTAATTATCCAACTGGTAATAATAATGTAGTCATAGGAGATACAGCTTTTGATAGCGTAACTACAGCTAGTAATAATACTATTATGGGTAATGCAGCAGGTACTGCAATTACTGAATCAAACTTTAATACTGCAATAGGTAGTGGTGCTTTGACAGCACAAGTTTCAGGTGGAAGAAATGTTGCTATAGGACATGGTTCTTTAGATGCAGATACTACAGGTGGTAGAAGTACAGCAGTTGGTTTTGGTTCATTAGGTTCTCAAAACTTTACTGGTGGTGATATAACAGGTAATACTGCTGTTGGATATAATTCTACATCAACTAATACAACAGGTACTAACAATACAGCTATTGGTTATGAATCTTTAAAAGCAAACACTACAGGTTCTGAAAATACAGCAGTAGGTAAAATATCTTTAACAGCAAATACAACTGCTAGTTACAATACAGGATTAGGTGCAAATAGTTTATATGCAACCACTACAGGTGCATCAAACACCGCAGTTGGTAGAAGTGCTTTACAAAGTAATACAACAGCATCAAACAACACAGCAGTTGGTAAAGATGCTTTATTCGCTAACACTACAGGTGAAAATGGAGTAGCAGTAGGTGCTAATTCTCTAGACGCTAATACAACTGGTACTCGTAATACTGCAGTTGGTTCTTTTTCTTTAGGAGATAATACAACTGGTGGTGATAATACAGCCATAGGTAATTCTGCATTAGAGCAAAATACTACAGCCAGTAACAACACAGCAGTAGGTAGAAGTGCTTTAACAGCAAACACTACAGGTGGTAATAATGTAGCAGTTGGTTCAGGGGCAGGTGATGCAATTACCACAGGTTTTAATAATACTGCTATTGGTACAGATTCTTTATCTGTAATGACTACGCAAACTGGAAACACAGCAGTAGGTTATCGTGCTGGATTTAATGCAGCTGTAAGTGGGCTGACATATATAGGGTATCAAGCAGGTTATAATACTTCAACAGGTTACGATAATGTAGCAGTTGGTGTTAATGCTTTGTTTGCTAACACTACAGGTAATGAAAACGTAGCTATAGGTTATAGAGCTTTAATAAACAACACCACAGCTACTGATAACACAGCAGTTGGTAACGGTGCTTTAGATTCTGCTACTACAGGTGGTTCAAACGTGGCAGTAGGTAGAAATTCATTAGATGCTCTCACCACAGGTACAGTAAATACAGCGATTGGTACAGATGCTGCACCACAGCTTACAACAGGTGGTTATAATGTATGTGTTGGAAGGGAAGTAGGTGTTAATTTAGCTACTGGTAGTTTTAATACTTATATAGGTTATTTAGCAGGAACTAACGATAGCACTAGAACAGGTGCAATAGTAATTGGAGCTGGTAATAATTTTTACCCTGACAAAGGAAATAGTACAGGTTTTATATCTCCTAATGGTGGTGGAGTTTATCAGGGCAATAACTCATCTAGTTGGTCAACTACTTCTGATAGACGAATTAAAAAGAACATAGAAGATAACAATGTTGGTCTTGATGCTATAAAACAAATACAAGTTAGAAATTTTGAGTATAGAACAGAAGATGAGATAGTTGATTTTGAACATCCATCCTCTGCTGTAGTTAAAAAAGAAGGCGTACAGCTAGGTGTTATAGCACAAGAAATAGAAACAATTTTACCTGATACAGTTACTGAAGAATCAACAGGTGTTAAATCAGTAAACCCTGATAACCTTACTTGGTACTTGGTAAACGCAGTAAAAGAACTGTCTACTATGGTAGATGTATTAAAAGCCGAAATACAAACTTTAAAAGGAGAATAATATGGCACAAACAGTAAGCGAAGTCTTAACAGCAGCAACAGATAGCGTAACACTTATCAACGGTGTAAACGCTGGAACCTGGGATGTTGAAGGCATGGAGCAGTCTGACATTAACGATATGGTACAAAGGAACGTAGACCACATAGAACTAGTCTTAGCCTATGCACCTGTTGATGAAGATGACGATACTCCAGACGTAGCTGGTAGTTCAGATGATAAAACATCTTATACAACTGCGATCTCGACTGGTAAAAGCTACATATCATCCAATAGCTAAAAATGGCACTACTGCCTGTAACTCCGCCAGCTGGCATAGTCAACAACGGAACTGACTATGCTAACAAAGGTCGTTGGGTTGACGGCAATCTCGTGCGTTTTGAAAATGGCTATCTAAAGCCTATCGGTGGTTGGTCTAAACTAAAAACTACAGCACTAGACGGAGAACCTATAGGTATGTATGCCTATAAGGACAACCTAGGTGCTTCTATTTTAGCTGTTGGTACAAGACAAAAGGTTTATGTTTTATACGACAACACTTGGACTGATATAACACCATCTGGTTTTGTAAATGATGCCTCTAATGATCCTCTTGGTTATGGTGCATACCACTATGATGTAGAAGATTATGGCGATGCTAGAAGTCAATCTGGATTACCTCTTGATACAGGTCATTTCTCCTTTGATAACTGGGGAGAGGATTTAATCTTCTGTTTTTCTGGCGATGGTAAGATATACAAGTGGAGGCCTGTTTCAGGCGGAACAGCTGATACCATAGGTACAGTTGTAACTAACGCACCTACAGGCTGTCAGGCTGTCCTAGTAACTAATGAAAGGCATTTAGTTGCTATTGGTTCTGGTGGAGATCCTAGGAAGATATCTTGGAGTGATAGAGAAGATAGAAACACCTGGACATCTAAAGCTACCAACACAGCAGGTGATGTACAAATACCTACAGGCGGTAGAGCATTACTAGCAGTCAAATACCAAAACGATGTCATTATCTTTAGTGATACTGGTATAGATAGAATGAGCTATGTAGGCTCTCCTTTTGTTTATGGTATAACAGCAGCAGGTGCAAACTGTAAAGCAGTCAGCAGAAGATCAGTAGTACAAACTGGTAACTTCCTAGCGTGGATGGGAGAAAACTCCTTCTTTGTTTATGATGGCGTTGTGCGTGAAATACCATGTGATGTGCATGATTATGTATACGATCAGCTAAACGTACCAGGAAGGAAAGCGTGCTGGGGTGGGCATAACTCTAACTTTAACGAAATATGGTGGGGTTTCCCAAGTGGCGATGGTGTATATTTACCAAATAAATATGTTATTTGGAACTATCTAGCAAACACTTGGTCTGTAGGAACAATGGATAGAGGTTGTTGGATTGACCAAGGTGCGTTTGATTTCCCTATAGCTGGAGACTCAGCTGGTTTTATTTACGAACATGAATCAACAACATTATCTAACTCACCAAACCTAAATAGTGATGTGCCATTTTGTACAAGTGGTCCAATAGAACTAGGTAATGGTGATAACTATGTGCAATGTAACCAAATTATTCCAGACGAAGAAGCAAATACATTGCCAGGTGTAACAATAAGTTTTAAAGGTAAGTTTACCCCATTAGGCAGCGAGACAGACTTTGGTAGTTTTACCTTTGAGAATGATGGATATACTGATGCTAGGTTTACAGCACGACAAGTACAGATGACTGTAACAGGTAGCACAACACAAGATTTTCAAGTTGGTAATATAAGACTAAACTTAAGAAACAGAGGTAGAAGATAATGGATCTATCCTCACAAAGACAATATATACAACGTATAGAAGTAGCACATAGCATACTTACAACTACAGACTTAACAACATTTTATACAGCTCCAAGTGGCGATGACTTTACTTG